AATGAAAAGCAGAAAAATCACAATAATTTACAATTGAATTCATGAGACCCCCGACTTCAATCTCGTTTAACTTTAAAGAAATTGAATTGTCAGGGTTTCGCGAATTTTCTGAAAAAGATCCCGTTCGGGAATCGGCGTTCCAAGAAAATTGCTTTATAGCTCTAACAAAAACACAAGGCTCTTGGTTTTTTTGATTAGGCCCAATATCAAAACTGAAAGCGCAACCCGTATTTTTAGAATTTGGTTTATAATACTGAACAATCATGTAGAATATTAAGCAACTAAAGCTTTTTTTCTACATATATTTGATATTATTGGTTTAATCTTCCCCGTCTTTAGAGCTTTCCTTCTCCTCGTCAAAGAAAAAGGATTTATGGAAAAAAAGTATTTTGTCAGACTCGTCCCACGGATTATTAATAACCACGGAAGCGTCACTTTCTGCTTTTCCAAATTGAGAATAACAAACGGCTGCCCTTTGCTTGCTGTCCTTAAATTCTTTTTTTTTGGAAAGGTCGATCATACACCGATCCATAAAGTCTGAATATTTCTCCTTATTATTCGGGCGCGGTAGGGGCATATAATGCTTTACACTTATCTTAAGCCTTTACGCCAAAAATAGGCTCGCAAATAGTTTTCATAATAAAGTCTCGATTTTCTTTAAAGGCTGGTATTACACAAAATCTTTCATAGAGATGAGAGAAAATATCAGCAATTTCTATAATTTTATCATAGCGATAAGAATCGTAGAGATAAACTTCTTTTATATAACCTAAAAGTAGATTTCCAAGCTTTTTCCTTAGCTGAAGCTCGGAAACAGTGAAGTATAAATCTCTATTGTTTTCTATTCCCCCTATTGAACAAAACTCATTGAAAAGAGGAATGTCGTTTTCTTTTAAAAAACCACTATCCAAAATTAAATCGGCTAAATCCACATAAGGATGTCCCATGCAAACCTGAGATAATGAATCTAAATAAAAGAAGTGGTTATTGTAAAATATAGAATCCAGATCAAGACCTCCATGGCATTTATGTTTAAAGATCTCATTTAGCTGAATGTGGTAATTTTTTATCTCGCTTTGGAGAATTAAGAAAAAATCACGGCATAGATTATAGTCCGTATACCCCTTTAAGGACTCAATGGATTCCTCTGGGAGTTGAATTTCGGGGTCTAAATGTTCACAAAAAAGCTCTAAGTTTTGACCATATTTAGCTCTCACTGGTTTTGTGTTGACAAAAGAAAAGTAATTGTTAAAAAATCGCTCTATGTTTTCTGCTAGAACCGACCTGCCTATGCTCCTAACACTTTCCGATTGCACAGCTTGTGTTAATAAGTAATCAACCTCTTCGCCGACTTTTACCCTTCCTTTACATATGTATTTTGGTATCTCGGAAGATCCCAAGCTTCTTAGGGCCGTTACTTCTTTTTTTAAAATATTATTGGGGTCACTTAAGGATACCTTTAGTTTAAAAAAAACATCCTTATCGTTAATAATGTGGAAAATATCATAATCATCACACACAGAAGATAGGGTTATATTTTTTATTTTGAATTTAGGCCGAGCCTTTTTTAAAACACTTTCCGCAAATAAACAATCTTGTTCAGCGTCGCTTGGTTGACCAAATGCGTAAGCCTTATGTTTAAACAGGGATGATAGTTTCACTTTTAAATTGAAAAGGTTATTTTTTTATCACCTGATTGGAATTTAATTTTATCGATAGCCGAGTTCTTGATAAGAAAATGCGACAAAGGCACTTGAACTAACTCTTTTACTAAATTTTTTATATCTCTCGCATGTGATTTTTTTTCTAAAGCGGCATTTAAAATGCAAGAGGAAATCGACTTGCTCATCGTTACTTCTATATCTTTTTTAGTTAATTTATCTTTTATTGTTTTAAGTTCTTGATTAATTATTTTAGTAAGATCTTTGTTATTTAATTCTTTAAAATAAATTACTTCTTCTATTCGCGCTAAAAGCTCAGGTCTAAGATGGGATTTTAAAGCTTCTTTATAAATAGTTTCCTTATTTTCTTTTTGATCCATAAACCCAACACTACGCTTTTTATTTTCCGACACTCCAATATTAGATGTCATAATAATAATACAGTTAGAAAAATCTATAGTCCTATTTAAGTTGTCGGTACAGTACCCCTCGTCTAAAATATGCAATAAAACGTCAAGTATTTTAGGGTCGCACTTTTCTATTTCATCAAATAAGATTACTGAGTTAGGATAATTTCTTACAAATTCAGTTAGTAACCCCCCCTCCTCATAGCCAACATATCCCGCATTAGCGCCTATGAGTTTTGCTATCCCCGTTTCATCTTGATATTCTCCCATATTTATTTGAAGAAAACATTTTTCATTCCCCAAAAAATATTTAGCGGTTTTTTTGGCAGTAAAAGTTTTTCCCACACTAGTTGGTCCAATAAATAAAAAATTAGCTAAGGGTTTTTTTTCATCGGTTAACCCAACTCTTGCACACGAAAGCGAATTGTGAATTTTTGTAATCGAATTATTTTGTCCAAAAATCTCACTTATCATTTTTTTCTGAAAAGAACCAAAGGAAGAATAGCTTTTTGAAATACTACTTTTAGATAAGCCCGTTTTTTCTGTTATAACAGAAATGATATCCCTTTTCCTGATTTTTTCTTTTTTAACTTTCTTTCCATTTGGGCTGCTCAAGCTGGTAATGTACTCTTTTAAAGTTTCTGTAAACTCCTCTTCATTAAAATCCTCATTTTCAGCCTGAACCATCATCTTCGAAAATTTATCTCGAAGCTGCACGACTTTAGGAGAATTGGTTTTGTATTTAATTTTTGTTTTCGCCCCTATTTGATCTATTACATCAAAAGCTTTATCGGGAAATTTTTTATTGCTCAGGTAATTTTTACAATAGTCTAAAATTAAATCAACATCGCCCTCTTGAAATTTAACATCATGGAAATCTTCGTAATAGGGTAGCGCATTTAAAATGATTTCTTTAGTTTGGTCGAGGGAGGGTTCGTCGATTAATAATTTATCAAACCTTCTTTTCATTGCTGAATCTTTTTCAAAAAACTTCTTATATTCTTCTAAGGTTGTTGCGCCAATGCATTTTATTTTCCCTCTAGCTAAGGCAGGTTTTAACATATTAGAAGCATCAACAGACCCCTCGGAATTGCCAGCTCCAATTAAAGTGTGAATTTCATCAAAAAACAAAATTACATTAGGTTCCTTTTCCGCTTCTTTTATAAGAGCTTTAAACCTTTTTTCAAACTCTCCTCTATATTTCGTACCAGCTACCATAGCACTGATGTCCACAGTGCAAATTTGCATTAAAGACATATGGTGTGGCACGTCTTGGGTTGTTATTTTTTGAGCTAACCCTTCAACAACCGCAGTTTTGCCAACTCCAGCATCACCTACTAATATAGCGTTGCTTTTATTTTTTTTAGATAAGATTTCTATTAATTGGTCAGTTTCTGAATCTCTTCCTGTAATCGGAGAAGAGTCATTGGATAAAAAATAATGGTTAAGGTTGGTACAGTATTTAGTTAAATGCGCGACAGACGCAGGGCGCGATTTTAACTCAGGCGGAATATTTTTAGCCTCTACTCGGAAAATATTTTTTTCTTGCTCCGCCTCCTGCGGAATACTGGTTTCTAGAACGTGCGTTTCAATAGTATCTTTGACTTTGAATACATCTAACCCTTGCAATTGCAAGTATTCAACGAAATCACCCCCCATATCCAGCACAACATAAAGAATATGCTCTGGACCTATAAAATAGCTGTCAAAGTTATCAGAAAACTCTTTAGCAAAAAATATAGCTTCATTTACCTCGTCGTGCCAATGACCTCCTCCTTCTACTCCTTCAAAAAGAGATTTATTTTTAGAAGAAAACTCTTTAAAGAACTTTATAAACTGCTTTAACTCTAACTTTATTTTTTGTTTTTTAAGCTTTAAAGAGAAGCTGTCGGAAATATTCGCCAAACACCCGTAAACAACATGAGAGTTGGTTACTATGGAGTGATTGTTTGCTTCGGCAAATTTTTGAGCATCTTTGATCCCCTTCTTTGCTTTCGGAGTTAAGTTGTAATCTGTTAAACCCATCATTATTATTTACACTACTTTAATTCAGATAGCTTCATATAGATTTTATCACTAATAGGAATTATTTTATCAATAAAAACCACATCGTCGCCAACTATACCATGAATTATGGTGATATCTGTTTTTTTAGGAAGTTTTTTACCTGAATTTAAAAAATTAGTAAACTTTTCTTCCCTGCCCGAATCTAAGAACAAACCATTTATTGCCCCACTTTCATCTTGAATTTGTAATCTTGCGTATTTATTTCCATTGCGGCTTATCCGCTTGATTATATCTGTAACTATACCCACAAATCTAATTTTACTTCTTTCCTCTGCATTTTTTATATCGTGAGCGCAATTAAAATCATCTTCACATTTAAAGACTTCTCTCACCGTATGCGAATAACTATAACCGAGTAGTTTTTCCTCAAAAAACCAATTAGCGTATTTAATGTGACGCTTATTCATTTCATATATAGATTTATAGGGATCATATTTCTTTTTAAAGGTATTAAATCTTTTTTCAGTTATTACTTTTCTATTGTCATCTCCAACAGCTTGATTTTTAAAAACATCCATAATGGCCGTTAAAATATCAAAATTATATTTTTCCCCCATTGCTATGAAATTTCTTTTTTCTCTATCTGTTAAAATGTTAAAAGTTTGAGCCTCCAAAACTAATCTACATCTGTTAGAGGAAACAAAAGAATCTAATAACCCAGCTTGAACTAAAGCGGACAAAACACCGATGTTTAACCCTGCTTGTTTTGCAGAAAGAAATATCTCATACTTGTTCTTAAAGGAATCTTCCCTAAATTCTAATAAGGCTATTAAAACTTTATCCGAGACCCCTTTAATCGAATTAAGGCCATACCTAATGTTTTTGCCTTCAATTTTAAAGTCTATATCTGATTTGTTTAAATCGGGAGGCAATAACTCAATATTAAAATGAGAAAGCTCTTGGCTTATTTTGGCGATTTCCTCATGTGAGTTAGGTTCAAATTTAGTATACTTTAATAAACTCAAAAAGAATTCCTTAGGATGATTAAATTTTAAATAAACTGTTATGGCAGATAAGTAGGCATAGCTAATGGAGTGAGATTTATTAAAGGAATAATTGGCTGAATCTTCAGCTACCTTCCATAAAACTTCTCCTATTTTTGGGTCTAAAGCGTTTTCGCGAATCTTCTCCTCAATTTTCACTTTCCACACTGGCATTTGATCAACCTTTTTCTTACCGATTATACGTCTTAATTGCTCCGCTTCATCCAAGCTAAAACCTACTTTAACCGCCATTTTCATCAGCTGTTCTTGATAAAGGGGAATTCCCCCTGTGTAACTTAAAATATCATCAAAGAAATCATGTACAGACTGAGATTCGCCCGTTCTAACGTAAGCCGCATAGTAATCTTTAAAATCTAAAGCTCCAGGTCTTCCAATGGCAATTACTGCTGAAAGCTGCTCTAAGTTTTGGGGTTTAATTAATTGGCAAACTTTAAAATTGATTTCAGCCTCTATTTGAAAAAGACCCTGAGGTGATTCAAGACACACCAATGAATCATAAATTGATTTATCATGAGGGTCTATTTCATCTATTTTTATTTTTAATTGCTGGCAAACATCATTAATAACGGAAAGAGTTCTTAACCCCAAAATATCAAACTTCACACTTAAGCTGGCTACATCGTTCATATCATAGCCAGAAACTAATGCCCCATCGTTAGTTAACTGAAGAGGCATTACGTCATTTAACTCATAATAAGAAATAGATATCCCCGAAGGGTGAACGCCCGTGTTCTTATTCAATCCTTCTAGTTTTTTAGCTATGGCAAAGGCTTTGGGGTATTTATCCGCATAATTTTTAAAAGTTTCGCTTTCCTCATAAGCTACATCTAGCCCGACCACCTTACCAAAATGTTTAGGAATAGAATCACTTATCTGGTTCACCTCTGCTTCCGAAAGCTCTTCCACCACCTTCCCACACTCTTTCATGCATAGCTTACCACTTAAGGTATTAAGCGTTAAGATTTTAGATGTTTTCCCTTTGTATTTTTTTTCAATATATTCAATAACCTCAGCACGACGATCATAAGAAATATCGTTGTCAATATCTGCTAACAAACTTCCATCTAAGAAAATTTCTCCTTCATGCTCGATTTTTCTTGCCCTACTTTTAGAGACAAACCTCTCAAAAAACAAATCATACTCTATGGGATCTATATTCGTTACCCCTATTACATACAGCACCAAGGAACCTGCGGCGCTTCCCCTACCAGCGCCTGTAGGTATGTCGTTCTCTATGCAAAAATTCATTATATCCCAATTTAAAAGGATATAATCTACAAACCCTAAATCATCAAAAATAGATAACTCATCCTTCAACCTCTCGTAATAAACTTCTGCATTAAGTTTTTCGTGAACGCCTCTTTCCTTAACCTTTTTAAAGCAAAGCTTCCTCAAAAACTGAAAGTTACCTTCCAGGTCGCTACAGCCAACCTCGTCATAATATTTTTTTTCTATTTTGATTTCTGGAAGTTTTACGCCTACTGGAAACGGAGTTTTATACGCGGTATAATCAGCAATGTTCATAGTTCTAAATCAAACAACTGTTTTTGGAATATTTTAAAATTCATTTCTATATCATACAAAGCATCATGGAGTCTTTTGGGGTCATGGTCTATGCCATAATGTTTCAATAAAAACGCTTGAGAGGTTTTTAACCCTCTCTCTCTATAATGAAGCAATCGATATTGCCAATTTATAAAATCTCCGCCAGTAAACGGAATGTTTTTTGCTATAGCCGTAGCTAAGGATTTTGTATCTATTATGCGAGATATATAGTCTTGATCTAAAGGTCTGGACATTAACTTACGCCAAACATCAACCATATAAACATCAAAACCCAAAAGGTTCTGCCCTATAATTATATTGTTTTCGTCAAAAAGGTCTTGAGAAAATTCTTCCCAGACTTGATTGGGCGCTCTACATTTTCCCTCGTATTCCTTCTTGGAAAACCCCGTAATTCGGGCAGCCCCCTCAGAAAGATTTAGAGCGGGCCACTGAATAAATCTATCAGTGCGGGAAATTATTTTATCTCCTTCCGCCACAAGCCAAGCAATCTGCCAAGGTCGAGACTTCACTAAATTCAAACCCTCAGTTTCTGTATCGAAAACCACGTACCGCTGCTTCTTATTAAATCTTAAGATATTTTCTGTCATTTGTTTTGCAAGTAAGATTCAAAGCAAAAGTCATCACTTCCGAAATGATCTAGATTAGGCTTACTTAGTGTAGAAATTCTCCCAAACTTTCGGCCACATAATATTTTATAGGTTTGCAGTGCCTCGATATCCTCTCTCTTTTCGTAAAAGATACTTTTAACCAAAGAGGAATTATATTTATTTTTTATATACTCCAAAACAGCCTTAGAGATTATAGGATCAAAGGGTAAATTATTTTGCTCTAACCAGAAGGTGGGTTTCACCTTCTTAAAATCGGGGACGCAGTTTTTAAGATACATTTGGTTTTGATGAATAAAGGAATCATAAAAAGGTATAACTAAGTCTAAATTCTCTTCATTCCAAATTTTATTTAAAAATGCAAAATCTATCTTTCCTCCGCCTTTTAAATGAGAGAAGGAGCATATAGTATTTAAAAGTTTACAACCCTCATCATTTTTAGCCAGAATAATCATTTTATGGTCCGATTCATTATCCTCGTTGGAAATATCGTTGCAGCAGATTAATCTTAACCCAAAAATCAACTGTAGCCCAGCCTCCGCGCAGGAATTATAGGATTTAATAAACCCCGTCATGGAATCTTCCACCAATAATAAATGGGTAGCCGAATCTGATTCACATAACTTAATAATTTCATCCATCGTTAAAATACTTTTCCCGATAGAGAAGGTTGATTTGTAAACTGGCAACATCATACCACTTTAACCAAATTCAATTACAAGTCAACAAGAATGTGCGGGACAACCTTCATAATACTTTATTTCATAAGTACACCCTTTTGGAACAAACTTTTCTTGGAAATCTTCTTCAAAATAAGAGGCTATAACGTTCTGATCTGAATCAAAAACCTGATAATAGAAAAAATCAAATTTCATTGAACAATACCATTTGGGATTACCATCTAATTTGAGTTCCCCCTTTTTTTTGGCAAAACCGCAAAGTAATCTACCGCTAAAAGATCCATCTTTAGGGAAATCCTTGTAAGCCGCTAGGTTTGATCTCGCCTGTTTTTCTGTAAAGTTATCTAAATATTTTTGCACCTCAGAAAGATGCATCTCAAAACCCAATAGCTCATCCTCATCTAAAGCTTTCATTCTCATGATCCCTGAATTTGCTGATTCTTCCTCTAGATCAAATTTTAAAAAGAGGAATTCGCTAACCCTTGTCGAATAGTCTGGAAACAAATTTTTTACCGCAAGGCTGTACATTAAATCTTGAAGATTGTCCGTCGCATCCTTCCCCTTAAAAACCGCTTTACTGGTTTTAAAATCCCGTATTAGAGCGAATTTCTTTTTCTTGTACAAAAAAAGTTTATCTATAAATCCTCTGATTTTATATTTTATATCTCCATCATTTTTAATAATGTCAAAATCTTTCTCGGAATATTCTATTGTAGGTTTTCCTAACTGCATCCCAAAAAAATCATACGCTAGACCGTTATGAATCATTTCTTTAATCATTTCGATGTTTTCATCATCCTCCACCCCGTATTTAACCGCATGTTTTAGGATGAGTTCTTTTATAGAAGGAACGCAAAAAACATCTTGTTCTTTTAAAATTTTATTATAATATTTCTTCCGACGTTTTTCTCCCAATACCTCAAAAATTAAATGGCATATTGACCCTCTTTTTGCGCCATCATTACTTTTATCAGGAAGATGAAGTTTATATTTACTCCAATATAACCACGAGCACGATTCGGCTGTTTTTATTCTACTTGCAGATAAAGGCGTTTGAGGGTCACTACTCATTACTTATCACTAAGGAGGTTTTAATTTCTTTTTTGGTAAAGCCTGAGGGGTTGTTTTTAATGAACTTACAAATATAATTTAATTGATCAGCTTGATCTATTTTTTTATCAACCCAATTTTTAAAGTCATAACCTGCTAAATGAGCATCACCGAAATCATTATACGGTTTTGGAGGAAATTTTACACTTAACATGTTTAAATCAAAGTAAGAAGACAATTTTAAATAGTTTTTTATTCCTGCAACAAACCCTCTATTGTCTGTACCGCCTTCGTCATTATTAGTAGAAATAATAATTCTATTGATCGGCATACCACTAAGGTAAGAAATAATATTGCTGTTAACAGACAGGCCAAAAATAACCAAAACGTTTTTAATATTTTGTTCGTAAAGAGCCAGCGCATCACCAATACTTTCTACTAAGATAACTTCTTGTTTTTCTACTATTGTTTCATTTACTCCAGTATCGCAATTAAATGCTGGATAAACCCAGTTGTTTCTTCTCCCTAAGTGCTTCCATTTGGGATAATCATTGTCATCGTCTACTTTTCTACCAGAAAACCCAATTATTTGGTGATAATTATTATATATAGGAAAAACCATACGTCTATACATTTTGCCTACGCCCGCCAGCCCTACTTTAAATTTCTTTTGAGTCGCTTCAGAAATTAACTTTTTTTTGTAAAAGCTATAATTCGGGAAAAGATTGTCTAAAGAATCGTTTGAATAAATTTTTTCCATTTCAATTTTATCTTTTTTTACATAAGTAGGAACGTTAGAGGTCTTAAACTTAGATAGAAACGAGCTTAAATTTGCATCATCACTCTTTAAGGTTTCTTTTATTAAGGCTTCAAACGGTTTAGATCCTTTATCAACGACAAAGTCCATCCAAACACCTGTGTTTTTATATATTTTAACAGCTGTTTTATTGTCGCCATTTCTATATAAGGCTTGGGTTCTCCAGTGATCTCCACAATCAATAAGCTCGTACCCCATTGACTCTAGAATTTGTTGAAAATCCTCAGAACTGATTAAAGTCGGGTATTCCATCTTGAACTCCTTCAGTATCTAGTTCGTGCTCTCCATTTAAAACACCAGCTATATCCCTAAGATCTCCACACTCAGTGATATTAAAATTATTAAAATCTAAATTTATTGAATTTTTTCTCAACATGTCACCTACACTTACTGGCTCAATAGCTCCCGCTATGTCGCTTCCTAAATGGCGAGCCTTTACATTTATTAATTTATGAGTGCCAAACCTACGCCCCTCCGACTCCATCTCGTCAGCAGTTTTGTTTCTTAAAATAAACATATGTGAACAAAATTGAGTTATCCGATCAGAAAGGGAAACTATTGATTCATCATCTACTATATTTTGAGCAGTTCTATTATTAGTTATGCCATATCTATTAGATTGAACAGAAGTTATCATGGAAATTATAGGTTCCCCCTCCCACAAAATTTCCTTTTGCACACATTTTTTAAACTTATCAACCATCTCTCCCACGACTTGCCACTCAGACTTATTATTCATTCTCTCGGAAGTTGTTTTTATATAATCAAAAGAAAAAACCATTTTGTTTCCCCTACCAACCTTTGAATAATAAAACCTTTTCAAAGAGCTTACCATCGCATCGACATCCATTCCCCCGACATTATAATAATAAAATTTTAAATCTTTTATCTTAGGCCAGACCGCCCTCACCTTCTCCACGATATTATTTCCTGATCTTCTCCATTTACCACTCTCCAAGAGGTGCATGGAGACACCTGATAAAGCAGCGCACTGCCTCATAATGAGTTCTTCTTTACTCATTTCGCCATTATCAAAATGTAAAACTGGCACGTCATGCTCGGCGCTTACTTTTGTGGAATAATCCATGCAAAATTGAGTTTTACCCACTCCTGATCGAGCGACAATAACGGTAATATTCCCAGGTCTTAATAAAGACCCGTAAATTTCATTAACTTTCGGATGCGGCCCCATTAAACCAAACTCTGTTAATGGATTATCACCCCTGCCTTCAACAAGGCTCTCCATTTCATCATAAATATTAGATGGAACATCATTTCCCATTTCATATAAATTTATACGAGAATTATAGATTGAGTCAGCAGCTTCTATTATGTCGCAATACGAAGACTCAGCTGATATAGCTTTCATTTTTTTAGCTATTTCTTGAGAAGATTGAAGTATCTCTCTTCTTATGGAGTATTTTTTTAATTCTTTAGCTGTTTTAAGGAAATTGCCCTCAGGAACTTTTCTTAATGCTAGGGATTTTATATAATCAGAAGGATTGACATTATCCTCAAAAGAAAGCCCTATCTCATTTACTCTTTGGGCTACAATTATCTCATCTATTTCATCATTAGCCGTAATAGCTTGATGTATAATTCTAAAAATAGTAGAATTTAAAGAAGTCTGCTCAGAATAAAAATCTGAAGTGCTTATGAAATTAGAGATCTCCGTTAAAATTTCGGGATCTTTAAGCAGACCAGCTAATAATTGTTTTTCAAGCTCGTAAGAGTAAATCATTCTTCTTCGTCCTCATCTTCATCTTCACCGTATTTTTTTATTTCTCCTCTGGGGGTGGAAAGATAATCTTCCAGAGCTTTGGTGAGACCTAACTCCGTCATCGCACAATCAAACCTTTGATAAATTAAAGGACGGCCCGCATCTGATGATGCAGCCAGAATTACACCTTTGTATTTATCTACTCCTCCCGAAAGTTCATAAAGCTTATCAACCATTTCGGATGGTATAGAAAATTCTGTATCCCCTTCTTCTTCATTCATAAATATATTTCTTGATCATCAAACAGCGACGCGGTTATCTTATCCTGTGGATAAACTTCTGCAAGCTTTATTTTATTAATTTCGCAGAAATGAAGTTTTTTTTCGTCTCGTTTTAATTGATCTGAATATTTAAATTTATTCTTATGAAAGAACTTAACGTATTTAGTGTGTTGCGCTCCTTGAACCTCTACAGCTATTCTTTTATTAGCGTTATAAAAATCTAAAGTTAATCTAGTTCCTACCACTCTAAACTCCTCGAAGACAACATCACTCTCCCAATAAGAACGCAAAAAGTCCTTAACTCTTTTTTGAAATTTACTGCGACTAGGTTTGTCCCAGTTGATTAAATATTTTTTTGCATTTTTTAAATTCCTTTGTCTACCGTATTGATCAACAAACTTCATTAATGTTATTCGAGAGAAAGTTCTTGTATGTCTTTTTTGAAAAACTCAAAAAGATACTTAGTTAAATCGGGGTTGGTTTCTATGTACTTAAATAAATTATT